ACCACGTCTGATGGTTGTAACGCGGTTGATACCTTGGCAGAAGCAACATTATCGTAATCATTGGTGGATAAACCTTTACCGGCAACAGTGTCTACTTTACTAGCGTTAAGCGTGTTAATCGCATCATTTAATGCTTTACCTTGTGCGGCGCTCAAAGGTTTATCAACTACAGTACTGGTTAAAGCGTCAACCACGTCTGATGGTTGTAACGCGGTTGATACCTTGGCAGAAGCAACATTATCGTAATCATTGGTGGATAAACCTTTACCCGCAATCTTATCTACTTTACCAACAGTAAGGGTGTTAATCGCATCGTTTAATGCTTTACCTTGTGCTGCGCTCAAAGGTTTATCAACTACAGTACTGGTTAAAGCGTCAACCACGTCTGATGGTTGTAACGCGGTTGATACCTTGGCAGAAGCAACATTATCGTAATCATTGGTGGATAAACCTTTACCGGCAACAGTGTCTACTTTACTAGCGTTAAGCGTGTTAATCGCATCGTTGGTTTTTACCCGCATGTCACCATGCGTACCAATACCATTAAAGAGATCTAAACTTACCATTTATTTAATCCACCCATTGTTCGTTGTCCGCCCATGTAGAGCTGTGTGTTGATTCCACTGTTTTGGTTATATATACGTTTTGCCCACCCAAATCTAACCATTGACCCCAATCACCATTCGGTTGTTTAAATCTAATTTTCTTATTCTTAACCTCATGTCTAGGTGGTCTACCGTCTTCAGGTAAGGTTATCTTGTTTAAAACCTTTTTAACAATCTCATCAATACTTGGCGCATCTTTACCTCTGATTGGTTCAGGAATGAGTGGTTTAATTAATCCTCTGAGTTCCCAATCTGTCGGTGTTTTGCCATCTTTACCCGCTATCGGTGCAGGAATAAGAGAACGTATGACCCCTGTTAAATCATCTAACGTGGGTGCATCTCGACCATCTCGACCATCTTTACCCGCTATCGGTGCAGGAATAAGAGAACGTATGACCCCTGTTAAATCATCTAACGTGGGTGCATCTCGACCATCTCGACCTGCAACCAGCGTTCTACGTCTAGCTAATATAGCAGTAGCTAATGTGATTAGTTGTAACTTATTCCCTTGACTTATCATTAGCCAATTCTACAGCCAACTGTTCAGCCAGTGTGGTAAAAATATCAGGATCCTCTGCCTCTCGGCCTTTTTTAGTGGAGGATGGTGAAGGGATGTTATCACTAGCAGCGGTGTTTATGTTTAATTGATTGCCTGTTGATGCAAATACAGCGGGATCAATATCAAACGGCAACTGCCCAAACATCTGTTTGGCATCTTCCCACTGTGTTAACACTGTTTCAAGATTATGACCCGTTAATTTTTGAACTGCCTCTTGAGGACTCATGATCGCGTTTCTAACTTTAGTCAAAATGATATCTAAGTCTTCTTGTGGGTTTACACCGTTCCTTGTGGGGAAGATCCAAAAAGGATTGAACTCACTTTTACCGTATTTAATTTGGTATAAGTCATCAAACCAACGAAACACACGATTCAAGGCAACTTTAAGTAAGATGTTTTGAAAGTAATCCAGTTCAATGTGAAACTCAGCTCTACCCATTCGACCAGAAGCAAAATTAACCTTGGAATAGTCACCCGTCAACTGTTCATAAGTTACGCCTGAACCAACCGCAATATCTCGTCTTAATGAGGTATCAAACAATGAAGAGTTATCCGCTTTAGGTGGAGTAACCGTATAAGGACTCGTGCCTGCTTTTAATTTAGCAATCATCGCGGGTTCAATACTATCAGGCAATACGTCAGACACTGACGTCAACCCAGAAGCGTTGGAACTTTCCTCAAAGAACACCGCAAAACAGGCTGCAATCTGTTGTTGCATCAGTTTCGCGTCAACATAAATGTCATTGTTTTTCAAGGTGGTGGCGTTTGAAGAAAACCAAGTCATCCCTAAATGCTGCCCAGCTCTTTCTTTTCTAAAAAGATGAACAGCATCTTTTTTATCAACATATTCAGACTTAGGTGTTTGACCCATTAAAGTATTGGTTGAATCTGTCAAAAACCAGTAACCTTTGATTTGACCGTGTTTATCAAAATGAATACCATCTATAACAGGTTCATCACCTTGAGAGTTTTTACTTGAATCCAGCCTGTTTTGTTCCAAGGTTTGCAATTGTAAAGGGAAGTCTAAAGCCGGGTTAATCTTACTGACAATGAACACTCCTCCGCTTTCTACAATCGTAGCCGCCCACAACCACTGTAACCCATACAAATTATTGTGCCCTTCAGCGTCACAATTTGTAGTTTCTGCCCATTTTAACCAGGCTTTATTAAATGAATCTCGTTTTTTCTTGTTTTTTTTCTCTGCACGAACATCTAAAGTGATACCCGCTCCAACTACGTTGTTAGCCCAAACCTTCTTAATTCTATTAGCTAAAGGGTTATTTCTGCACAATTCCTGAGCAGAGGCCGCTGATAACTTATAAGCACCACTGACTTCTTGTGCAGCACTACTGGTTGGTCTAAACCAACTTTTATTTCTTCGTCCTTGACTGGCAACATCGTATTTACGTGAGACTAACTCTTGCGTAATTCTAGCTTGCGTTCTCTTTAAACCCGCTGAAGGGTTGAAAAAGTTGACAATGTTATCTATGGGGTTAGCCATTTAATAACCTTTACCAATGGTGGGGTAGGTTAATGTAACAGGTTTAATACCCGTCAATTCTGCACGCATGTCATTTATCGCTACTCGCATGTCTTTCATCGATTGATACTCTACCCAAGTATCACCTTCTCTTATCTTTAAGACTCCTTGAGAATAAGCTGACTCTAACTCGTCCAATTGTAATTGTGTAGCCATTCAATCACCGCCTCTTAATCCACGTACCTTTACGCATTCTATCACGTCTAATTCCATTATCATTCAAAGTCACATGAGTGTCAACCCGACTTGGATCAGGTAACCAAATCTTTTCCAGATCAACCCAGTCAGCCTCAATCATTCTATCCATCTGTAGCATGGTGGATGCCGCCCTCGCATAAACCCGACAATCTAAATAATGGTTATCCTTCCTTGTTTTTTCCCAAACGTACTTAAAAAAACCCTTCTTATCTGTCTGTTTTACATATTGTTCAGCCGTCAATTGTTTAAAAAATTCTTCATCGTATTGAGGAAAATGACAATACCCAGTCGGATATCGGTTATTTTCTTTCAACTCGTCGTCGGTGGGTCTTTTGGTCGTCAACCATCTGTATAATTGTTCTTTAATAACACTCGAACCAACATGCCAAAGCATTATCCCCCGACTAAAACGTTTCCCGTCAATCGTAACGTCTACGGGTCTCGGTGTACCAATGATTGAACTTAACCGATCATCACCTTTAATAGGCGCCACTCGATCTGATCCGTATTGTCGGCAAAAAGAATAGACCTCTTGAGTATTATACCCAGAGTCAATGCACGCCTTCATAATCGGCACCATAACCCCTTTTGAGTTAGCATAGGTTCTATCCAAGAAGTTAGTCAGTGCAATTTTACCCTCTTCGGTTTCAATAGAACCTTGTATCATTCCCGCATCAATTGACCAACTTTCTTTCTTTCGTCCCCATCCGACAACCTCATAAACAAAATAATCTTTTTGTATGTCAAATCCAGCCGTTAAAATTAATGCTCCGTCAGGTATTTCTTTCATCGGGTATGATTCACGGTTCTCATAAAGTCTTCGCCAATCTGGTTGTTCTCCAACTTCTTTCCATGGTTCAGCCATCCGCGTGTTATAGAACGCCTTCAACGCTTCTGGATTAGACTGTGCGTTACAAAACTCTTTAGCTAAATCTTTAACTGATAAAAACGGTGACACCAATGCGCTTGCCTTATAACCATGATGATAAGTTATTTCCGGTCTCAATGACTCCCAATAACCCTCTCTAATTGATTTCAATCGGTCTGACTCAGACCAAATAGCACCACACTCGCTACACACTATCACCGCTTTATTGTGGATAAATTCTTTGTTCTTATTTCTTGGTATTTTTACATCTAACCAACTTAATACTTTACAATGATTACAATGTGGGCACCTTTGGTTAAACACACACATGTTGGATTTTAAATATTCGTTTTGTATTCTTGACTTACCATCTACGGTAGGTGAACAAGCTGTTATTTTTTTTGCTCTTTTACCATAAGTTGTCGCTCTACCCCAAGCAATAGCAATAGGGTCACCTTCACCACCTGAACCGCCTTCACCCGCTCCCGCATTAGCAGGATATTTATCACACTCATCGAACAATAATATCCTAACCGCTCTCATTGCTAAATCAGCGGGGTTTCTGGCTGATACGATAGAGATCTGCCCCCCCACAAACTGCTTCTGAGTAATCGTATTACCTTCCCCCCTACGATT